TTATTATCTAATAATATAGATATGTTGAATAAAACTGTTGATAAGTTTAAAGCAAATGGCAAAGGTGACCTAGCTATTACTAATCTATTAAAAGAAATAACCAATTTAAATAGATGGAAAGCAAGTAAATTATTGCCTAAATATAACGATAATGCCCAAAAATTACAGCTTTCTAACGCTGATAATAAGCCCTTGATTGTTAAGTGGGCTAAAGATTAATTAAAATTTAATTAATAAAATCAATCTTAATTTGTTTAAAGGTTTATGAATGTTCGAACATTTAAACGCATAGTTGCGTTTATCTCTATATAAAGATCTTAATATTTTTTTTTATTTAATAGGCCCTTGTTCAATTAATAAGTTTAATAATTAAAAATAATTCAATTAATACGTTGTTCTGATACTTTATGATTATCAGTACATATTTAAAATAGCATAAATTTTAGAGGGCGGTTCAAAAAGGCGGTTGCCTTCTTTTAAAAATTGCTTTGAGTTAATAACGTTAGGAGGTATATATAACTAAACAAAGAAATCCTCTTATGCCAAAAAAAAATAAAAATAATAATAAAATAAACGCATTAGTTGTTGTTTCTGAAACAAATAATTCTGTCGTTATACATTTTGATGGCTTTGATGATCTTACTCATGCTAAATACTTTAGTGAATTTATGTTAGATGAACTTGGTATTAATTCATTAAAATTTGATGAAAATAGAACTATTCACTAATAGGGGGGTTTTGTTTAAAAATGACTGAAATTGTAATTCCATACACACCTAGAAAATTACAAAAATTTTTGCACAAAGAAATGCTAAAGCACCGATTTAATGTAATTGTTGCACATAGAAGGTCTGGCAAGACTGTAATGTGTATCAATCATATGATTAGAGATGCTTTAACTAATCTTAATCCTAATCCAAGATATGCCTTTATTTCACCAACATTCAAGCAAGGTAAAGCAACTGCTTGGGATTACATAAAAAATTTTGCAAAGAACATTCCTTTTGTTAAATTTAATGAATCAGAACTTAGATGTGATTTTCCTAATGGTGCAAGGATAACTATTCTTGGAGCTGAAAACGATCAAGGACTAAGAGGAATTTTCTTAGATGGATGTGTGATGGATGAAACGCAAAGTTTATCTTCAACAATATTTCCTGAAGTTATCAGACCTGCTTTGGCAGACCGAAAGGGGTGGTGCATTTTTATTGGTACACCCAAAGGACAAAATTATTTTTATAAATTACACAAGGATGCTCTAGAACAGAAAGATTGGTGGACTGGGGTATTTAAAGCTAGTGAAACAAAAATATTAGATCAAGATGAATTAGATTCTGCAAAAGCTATGATGTCAGAAGATTTATATGACCAGGAATTTGAATGTTCATTTCAAGCTGCAATTACTGGATCTTATTATGGTGCAATCATTGATGACCTACAAAAGAATAACAAAGTAAAAAGTGTACCTTATGATAAAAGTTTAGATGTGGAAACATGGTGGGATTTGGGTCTTAAAGATTCTACAGCAATATGGTTTGTGCAAAAATATAATGATGAGATTAGAATAATTGATTATGAAGAATCATCTGGAGAAGGCTTAGATTTCTATGCTGACCTGCTAGACTCCAAACCTTATAAATATGATAGACATATAGCTCCACATGATATAAAGGTTAGAGAATTAGGAGCTTTTGGGAAATCAAGATTAGAATCAGCTCTTGAGTTGGGTATATCTTTTGATATAGCTCCAAAACTTTCTATTGAAGATGGTATTGAAGCTGTTAGAAAGAGTTTACCTAAATGTTATTTTGACAAAGAAAAAACATATCAAGGAGTTGAAGCGTTAAAGGCTTATCAAAAAAAATGGGATGAAAAAAATCAATGCTTTAAAAACAGACCCATTCATAATTTTGCCAGTCATCCAGCAGATGCTTTTAGATATGGGTGTACTTTTACTGGTGGTAAAATGACTGACTGGAATAAAGAAATATACGTTAATACAAATTATATAGTTTAATATGGCAGATAAAAAAATAGATTTTGATTTAAAATTAAAAAGCATACTTGGCAATCATATAGAAAATGCTCTTGGATATTTGGGTGGTAATCTTTCTGAATCCAGAAAAAAATCTCTTGAATATTATTTAGGTGATAAACTTGGAACAGAAATAGATGGTCGTTCACAAGTGGTATCAACTGATGTGTCTGACACAATTGAAAGTATTTTACCAAATTTATTAAGAATATTTACAGCTTCTGATAAAGTAGTTAAATGTGAACCTGTAACCGCAGAAGACGTTCCTTTAGCAGATCAAGCAACTGCATATTTAAATCATGTATTTTATAAAGATAATAATGGTTTTCAATTATTATATAATTTTTTTAAAGATGCGTTAATTGAGAAAAATGGTTTCTTAAAAATTTACTGGGATGAATCTAAAAGCGTAGAATTTGAAACTTATCAAAATTTATCATTGGAAGACAAAGAAGCATTAGAAGATACTAAAGATGAGGTGGAATTTATTGAAGAAGAAGAAATAGAAGATATAGATGCTAAAGAAGAATTTGAAAAAGTTATTGCAGAATATGAATCTAGAGGGTTAGAAATTCCAGAAATAGAAACACCAGATTTTATTTTATATAATTGTAAAATTAAAAGAATTAAAAAAACTGGTAAAATAAAAATTGAAAGTATTCCACCTGAAGAATTTTTAATTGATCGTAATGCTAAAACAATTGAAGATGCTGAGTTTGTTTCTCATAAAGTTTTAATATCAAGATCAGATTTAATAGCTATGGGATATGATGAGGATGAAGTTAATGATCTTCCATCATCAAGTGATGATATTTATAATACTGAAAAAACAGTTAGACAAAAAAACATAAATGAGTATTTAACTGATAATTATGCACAAGGACAAAATACAAAAGTTTTAATTTATGAGTCTTATGTAAAATATGACCATGATGAAGATGGTATAGCAGAACTTAGAAAAATAGTTTCAGCAGGAGATGATGGTTCTATGGTGTTAGAAAATATGCCTTGTGATAATATTCCTTTTGTAACTGTAACCCCCATTCCAATGCCACACAGATTCTATGGAAGATCGGTTGCAGAATTAGTAGAAGATATTCAATTAATGAAATCTACGGTGATGCGTCAGTTGTTAGACAATATGTATTTAACAAATAATAATAGAGTTGCAGTTATGGATGGCATGGTAAACATGGATGATCTACTGACGACTAGACCTGGAGGAGTTGTTAGAACTAAACAGCCACCAAATCAAGTAATGCAACCTTTACAATCACAACCAATTTCACAACAAGCATTTCCAATGTTAAGCTACCTAGATTCTGTTAGAGAAGCCAGAACTGGTATTACAAAATCTGCTCAAGGTTTAGATGCTGATACTTTAAATTCAAAAACTGCAACTGGTGTAAATACTTTGATGACACAAACACAAATGCGTTCAGAGTTAATTGCTAGAATATTTGCTGAAACAGGAGTTAAAGATTTATTTAGAAAAATATTTGAGCTTATGGTTAAGTATCAAGATAAAGAAAGAATTATAATGTTAAGCAATCAATACATTCCTGTTAAACCTACTGAATGGAAAGATAAATTTAATATTTCAATTATTGTAGGACTTGGTACTGGCTCTAAAGAACAACAAACAGTTATGTTAAATAGTATTCTTGAAAGACAAATACAAGCATTTCAATTACAAGGTGGAAAAGAAATGCCAATGGTTTCATTAAAAAATATTTATAATACTTTAAGTAAAGTTATTGAGAATGCAGGTTTAAAAAATGTAGAAAATTATTTTATAGACCCTGAAGTTGGTAAAAAAATGATGCCACCACCACAACCACCAGAATTAACACCTATTGAAAAAATAGAATTTACTAGAATTGATGCTGAAAATAAGAGAAAGATTGCTGACCTTGAATTACAATCTAAAGAACTAGCTCAAAAAACTCAAGAAATGCAATTAAATTTTGAGGTTAAGATAAAAGAAATGGCTTTAAAATATAATACTCAATTAGATACTGCTAAAATTAAAGCAGATGCAGACTTAGATAAAATGATGATGTCAAGTGATACAAAAATTATTGAACAAGCACAAAAATCTGCTAATATGTTTAGCAATCAGTTTAAAGGATTAAATGGAAATCAAAGATCAGGCAGACAGGTCGGTGGAGATCAACCGATCCAACCAGGCCAAACAGATACTGGAGAATAAAATTTTTATAGAGGCTATTGAATCTCTAAAAAAACTTTATTCTGAAGCACTACTTGAAAAGACTGGTGCTAAAGAGGGTGATACCAGAGAAAAACTTTGGATTGCTTATAATGTTGTAGGTAAAGTGGAACAACACTTGCATACAATTATTGAAACTGGAAAACTTGCATCTAAACAGTTGGAAGATTTCAGGAAGCAACAAAATAAAACAAAATTTTAACCATAAAGGTTAGAATAAGCCAAGTCGCAAGACAGCTTAACTTAGGAGGACTTAATGTCTAACGAAAACCCATTACTGAATAATGCTTCAGTACAAGGTGCAGCAAAATCTATTGAAGGTTTAATGGACTCTAAAGGAGTTATCAAAAAATCTCAAGAAGCAGCAGCATCAGTTGAACCAAAAGAAGATGTTGAAGTGAAAGCG